ATCACAAACAAGAACTTCGGTAAAAAAACTTTTTGAAACAGGCGAAATAGATTTAGACACAACAAAAAGGTTTACACTAATAACACTGCTAAATTACGAGTCTTATCAGCAAAGACAAAAAGCAATAATTACTGAAGAGATTTCAGAAAACAATAACAGAATGTTTTACAAACAATCTATTAGCAACACAGTATGGGTAGAAACTATGTGTATGCAGAATAATATGTCGAGTGAAAACTTAAAGTTTTTATTAGACAAATTCATGTTGCATTTACAAGCAAGCAACATAAGAAAAACAAGACTGCAAGATTTTACTGGACACTTTAATAATTGGGTAAGGTATCAAAAGATAGATGAGACCTCTGTTCCTGCGAATGAAACTTACATTTATACATGGAGAGGTATGCATGAAAAAAGGGGAAATTTTTTACAATTTTCAAAAGACAAAAAATCATACGATCATCCAGGGTTCGATTTCAAACTAATAAAAATATTAAGAGATGAATGAAATCAATGGATTTAAAATAAAAAACTACAACCAATACGGTTTTCCATCAAAAGCAAAAACACATACCTGCCCTGTATGTAGCGAAAACAGAAAAAAGAAAAAAGATAAGTGCGTGATGCTTGATTGGGATAGAGGTCTTGCAACTTGTCAGCACTGTGGTATCGTACTGCAAATGCATGAATACGAAAAGAAAAATCAAACAGAAAAATACGTATTACCTCCAAAGAAATTGTACGATGATCCTAGCGAAAACGTACAAAAATGGTTTCTTGACAGGGGCATATCATTGACAACAATAAACAAACTAAGAATAACCGATGGCATTGAGTGGATGCCTGTGGTCAATAAAGAAGTACACACAATACACTTCAATTATTTTATTGATAGCACATTAGTGAATGTTAAATATAGAGACTCACAAAAGCACTTTAAAATGTATAAAGATGCGGAAAAAGTGTTCTATAATTTAGATTCCATAAGGTTTTCTGATTCTTGTGTAATTGTGGAAGGAGAAATGGATGTTGCCTCTGTCGTAGAAGCTGGTATAAATAGCGTAATATCTGTTCCAAATGGATTTAATCTAAACGGAGAGTTAAATCTAGACTACTTAACAAACTATTACGAATTGTTTGAAGGCAAAACAAAAATATATTTGTGTGTAGATAATGATGATGCTGGTAAGAAAGGACAGGCTGAACTAATAAGAAGACTAGGCGCAGAGAAATGTTATCTTGTAAATTTAGATGACTGTAAAGATGCTAATGACTATCTACTAAAGTATGGAGCAGAAAAGCTGAAAGAAAAAATACTTGGCGCACCACAATGTCCGCTAGAAAATGTGGTGACTGCTGAAGATGTAATGGATGACTTGGAAAACTTTTACCTCAACGGTCATCAGAAGGGTTTTGGTGTTGGACTATCGGAGTTTGACAACATATTTACAACATACACAAAACAATTTATTGTTGTCACAGGATTCCCTTCATCTGGAAAATCAGATTTCGTTGATCAGATGTGTGTAGGATACAATATGTTGCATGGTTTTAAAATAGCATACGCATCAACAGAAAACTTTCCTGCGTACCTACATGTAGATAAGATTGTAAGAAAATACTACGGCATGAGACCAGACTCAAAAGAAGTGTTATCCGAAAAGTGGAAAAGAGTAGTAAGACACGTATCAAAAAACTTCTTTCATATAAACTACGATGATGGCTACGATTTAGAGAAGGTTCTTCAGAAGGCAGAAGAATTAGTTAAAAGAAAAGGCATAAGGGTTCTTGTCATTGACCCATACAATAAAGTAAGGTACAAGAATGGAAAGAACCTAGGTATTAATGACTATACAAATGAATACCTTAACATGATCGATAACTTTTGCAAAAAACATGATGTACTCGTAATTATAGTTGCACACCCTACAAAGCCTGAAAAGATAGATGGTAAGCTACAGCCTCCTACATTTTACGATGTGAAGGGTGGTGGTGAGTTTTACGACATGAGTCCTCATGGAATACTTGTTCACAGAGAGAGGACAGAAGAAGGGATGAGCAGCAATCTAGTAAAGATTAAGGTGTTGAAAGTAAAGTTTGCTAATCTTGGAGTAAACGATGCAGAATGTATGTTTGCATGGAATGTCAACAATGGTAGGTATGATAAAGTTGTGAATGGAGAGCCTACTTGGGACAATTCTAATTGGATAGAAAATCCAAAAAACAAAATAGTACAGACGAAAATTATAGATGAAACTGTAAAAGACTTGGAAGATGCCTTCTAAAAAGATAAAAAACTTTTTTGCTCCTACGAAAGAAATGTATAATGCTTGTTCTTGGTGTTTTAGCAATGACATAAAAGCGTGGATAGAGCCAATAGGAAAAGAATATGTTGTTGTTTTAGATTATCAAGGAAAGGTTAAACGTGGTAAGGAAATAGCTGTGTCTAGTGAGGAAGCATCAGAAATAATATGGAGGCTATACAAAACAATATATGAAAAACAAAAAATATTTGGTGATTTGTAAAAATTAATATAACTTTAAAAGCATTATGAAAATTAATGCTATAGAACTCGTCCAAAAATTTAATAAATCTTTTGGAATTTTGATAAACAAGAAGCCGAAGGCTCTTTCTGAATCAGACTACAAGCTGAAATTTGATCTGATGAAGGAAGAGCTTTCTGAATATATGGAGGCTTGTAAAAACAATGATATTGTTGAAATTGCTGATGCGGTAGTTGACATGCAATATATATTAAATGGCATCGTGCTTGCCCATGGACTACAGGATGTTTTTGAAGACATGTTTGTTGAGGTACATGAGAGCAATATGAGTAAACTAGAAAACGGTAAGGTTTTAAAAAGAAAGGATGGCAAGGTGCTGAAGGGAAAAAACTATTACCCACCTAACCTAAAAAAATTCTTATGAAATTAATAGACGAACAAATCAGAAAAATACTAGGCTACAAAACATGGTCAGTACAAAGAAAAGTGGACACTCTTTTAGAGATGGATGCTTCAGCTTATACTCAGCTTGGCACAGACTCAACCTCTACAGAAAAAAAAGAAACAAGAAAAAACAGCAGAAAGATATACAGAGCTATTGCGCAAATAAGTCCTATGGACGGATATATCCTGGAAGCGCACATGATGGAAAAAGAGCTAAATTTGTAACATGAAACAATTCGGTGCATTTATTATAAATTACTTCAATGATCTCAATGAGATGTCTACGGACACGTATGAGTCTATCATGGAAAGCGATTTTGATACTGCAAAAAATCAAATAAACCGAATGATTTTTAAACTTCAAGAGCTTAGAAAACTCTTGCACGACAATAATGAATGATGAAATCAAACAATATGTTTTAGAGTATTATCAAAAAGGGTTTACCAATAAGACTGTTTTAGCTCGTATGTGTGTTAAAAAGTTTCACTTAAGTGAAACATACACAGTAGAGAAATTAAGAAGATCCATTTCTCACTTCTTGCAAAGACAGCAAATTAAAGAAGAAAACCCTGCTCTACTACAGGAATGTGAAACAGTAGGTATTGATCCATCTACTGTTGGACAGGCATGGTATAAAGGTAAGCATTGGAGTGTAAACTTTAAGCCAGGCAAAGTTGGACCGAGCTTCGAAGAGATGCTCAAAGATCATATAGAAGATGTTAAAAATCATACGTTCAAATATGAGGAGATTAAACGAGAAAACAATTCTAATGATTGCTTACTTGTTATTGATCCTGCTGATATACACATTGGGAAGCTAGCTTCTTCATTCGAAACAGGCGAGGATTACAATTCACAAATTGCAGTACAAAGGGTTCTTGATGGTGTTGATGGAATCCTAGAGAAATCCTCTGGCTTCAATATTGATAAAATATTGTTTGTTGCAGGTAACGATATTCTTCATTACGACACACCCAAAAGAACTACTACAAGTGGAACACCACAGGATACTGATGGGATGTGGTACGAGAACTTTCTTACAGCAAAGAAATTATACGTTAATGTTTTAGATAAGCTTTTGAAGGTAGCTGACGTACACTTTATGTTTAATCCATCAAATCACGACTATCAAAGTGGGTTCTTTTTATCAGATTCTATAAGATCGTGGTATAACACGTGTAAAAACATAACCTTTGACACGTCTATAGCTCACCGAAAGTATTTCAGATACCACAACAACCTTATAGGCACAACTCATGGAGATGGAGCTAAAACGCAAGACCTGCCTTTGTTGATGGCGCAAGAAGCTGGAGACGATTGGTCTGCTGCAAAAAACAGATATGTATACATACATCACATACATCATAAGATGTCTAAAGATTTTATTGGCGTCACTGTCGAAGCTCTTAGATCACCATCTGGAACTGACTCCTGGCACCACAGAAAGGGCTATCAACACGCCCCTAAAGCTGTTGAGGGTTTTATTCATGAAAAGCAATTCGGACAGATAGCAAGATTTACACATTTATTCTGATGTTTTTAAAATTTGTAGAGTTTATAACCTTCTTGACCTCGTTTGTTTGTATCGTATATTTGATACGAATTTTGTTTTTCAACAAAACCGATTTGTAATCACTATCATCATGCATAATGAAAGAAACAGAACTAATAAAAATCAAGAACAAGGGGATTCAGACACAAGCCAACGTGATCGCACTGCAGCATACTGTAGAGAATTTGCAGAGGCTTTACGTAGGACTACACGAGGTAGTGAAGAATATGGAGGGCTACGAGAAGGCCTTAGAAGAATTCAAGGAGACTTTCAGTCAAGATTCTGGGACGATGGGTGGAACGAATAGCGAATCAGATGTTTGAGATAAGATTTTTTCCAATATATGGTGTTGCGGCAGGGGTCAATTACTGGGACACTTACATGGATTATGACCTAGAGGACTTCAAAGAAGATGGAGAATCCGTTCATATATTACAAATTCTTTTGTTTTTATTTGGAGTTTCCGTAATTTGGTACAAGAGCTTAGAATAGCTTTTTTCATATTAATTGTTTGTTTTTAGTGCTCCCATCAGCAAATATAGTTGGTGGGAGTTTTTCGTATTTTTACAGCATGAAGTACAACAAGATTATTTACAGCAAAAAACTAACGACAATACAGGAATTCATGTACTACGAGTTT